CACTCGGCACCGTTTCCGCTTGCGCCGCCATACCCTTTGCGGTCGCGTGATGTGCATCGGCTGCCGTCTTAACAATATCAGCAACCTGCTGGCCACCCTGTAGTGCGGCGCCGGCTTGCGCTACCTTAGCACGCTGATCGCGGCCGGCCTGCACCTGATCCTTACCAACCACATATTTATGTGGAAGGTTGTACATGTCAGGCCCATCACGAACGATCTCATCGCCATTAACGTTGTCGGCCGTCTCGGGTTTTAGTTCGATGAGCGGCGTTATCATCTGGAACCATGTCATCACCGCATGAGCGTCGATTTGTTTTTTTGCCTGCTGGATCGGCGACATGAACTGGAATTCAGCGTCACGGCCGGCTAGGATATCCGGCGGCGGCGGGATCGGTCCGCCTTCAATGGGCTGACCCTTAATGTCAGTAGAAGCCCGCAGTAGAATACCAAACACCCGGCGAACAATAACCCCGATATAATCATTTTCGAGTTGTCCCATGGTCGGGCCGATGGTGCGGATGAACTCTTCCTTTCGCTCCATGACCTCGGTGGCGGTCATGTTCGGGTTCTGCGGCAGAGCAAACACATCCTTGAAGAACGCACTGCCGACCATCTTGCGATAGTCGTCCTGCATTTCTCGGCCGATCGGGATATTTGCGCCCATTTCGAGCTGGCCGATCGGCTTACCGCCGGTGGCGCGCACCGCCTCGGGATCCACGATCGACAATCCGCCGGGATGCGTGCGCACCGCGGAGAGCATGGCGTCATCGGAAACCCATGTCGGCGGATCGACGGCCCTTTGCCCACCAACCAGTAGCGTATGCGCCATGGCCTGCAACGTGCGCGAGTCCGGCAGGCCCATCATGCCCGGGGATCGCGGATAAATCTCGCCGGGCGAGCATTCCCAGCGCGGGATGGCTAGCGGAAACTCCTGAAACCCGGTCTCTTCGATCGTCGTTTCGTCCGCACATGACACGATGCAGTTGACGAACGGCATGTTCTTGTTGTCGCGCGCGCGCGCGTCGTATTCATCGCGGGGATAGACGCCCTGCACGAAATCGAAGAGCTTGTCCTTGCTCTTGGCGTTGCCGTCCTTCAGGGTCTCCATGACCTTCGGGCCGCATTTCTCGCCGAAACGCTGATAAGCCTGCCGCGCCGTCCATCTGCGGGTGATGAAAGACGTATCGACCTGCCCGTCCGCATTCTCGTCGATCGCGACGTCGCCGATATGAATTGAGCGGAAATTCAGCCCATCGCGGTTGCGGTTTTCACCGATCCAGAGATAGCCGAGCCCGAACGTCGCGAGATCGCTGTCAACGGCGCCTGAATGCTGGATGAACCGGGCCAGCGGATCATAGATCGCCGACCACATGCGATCGCCGACCGCATCGAACCATGCCTTGGCCTGATCGTCCTCGTTGATCTGGTCTTCCTTGGCCTTCATCCAGAACCATCGGCTCGTGGAAGGCTTGAGAAGCCCGTCAATGGCCGTTGCGAGTCCCCTTCGGGAAAGCATCGGCGTGGTGTCGTAAATCTCCCGCTGAGTCTCCTGCCCCGGCAGGATGGCCGTCGTGAAGCCGCCCCGGTTCGGGTAATAGATGTCAGCCAGTTCCTGCCATAGCGGCAGCCACACGTCGCGGCGCGCGCTGAGCGACTTGTTGCGCTCCAGGATGTCGGTGACGGATTGGGTGGTCATGAAGTGAGCGAACTATTCCCGCCCAAGGCGCTTGTCCGGTTGACGTTGGTGGCGCCGGCCGACGTATCGCCGAGCCCGGAAGTCAGGATCGACTTGTCGACTCCGTTGCGCTGGTTCAGCCGGTCGCTCTCGGCCTGACCTGCGGACGTAACGGAGGCGTCGCTGATCTTGGGCGCAGCAGACACGGTTGAGGGCGTCGGCGTGCTTGAACTATCGCCGCCGCCGAATAGATTTCCGAGGAAGGACATCTAACCTACCATTTATGCGGGTTGAATTTGCGGGCGCCGTGGATGATCGGCCCCGGCTTCGATCGCTTGAACTCGGTCACCACATTGCCCGGGATGACATCGGCCACCTTGTCGCGGTCGCGGCGGTAGCGCTCGAGCGAGGCAGCATCCCAGCCGTTTGAAATTTCTTCAGCGGTTAGGCTGATACGATCCGGAGTGGACATTGTACTTCGAGGCCCCTTCCAGAGTGACCGTCCGTGACCCGCGCAAGGCCCTGCGAACAGCTCGCGTTCCTTCCGACCAGCACATGACCGCGACATCGCCCTTTCCTGGAGACCGTCCCAGCCGCTCCCGGAGCTTGTCCTTGCTCTCGATCAGCAGCCCGCGCGCGGCGACTTCGTAGGTCGGCGCCGTCAGATCGGCCCGCAATTCAGGATCAGGAGGCAACGCTATGTCCGAGCCGCCCTCTTGATCCGGGTTCAAGGCCTCACGAAACCGCCACCATGCCTCGGCGCGCTTGTTCGCGAACGCCAGTTGACCGTCTACCGTGACTTCGGTTGACGCGCCGGCGCCGTTGAACCCGATGTGGGCTATCGAATTGTCCTTGAGGCGAAGCGTAACCGCCCCGCCATACCCACCGCCGACATCGACCACAACCGGCGCCGCGCCGCGCCGGTGCGAGACGATCGTGGCCGCCGCGCGCGACCCGTCCGCGGTGATCTCGCCCTTCTCGGTCACGATTTCAGCGTACCAGCCGCCATGACGCCAGCACAGTTCAGCAGCATCGGCGCCGCCGCCGGCCGGATCGAAGGCCATCGCGGTCATCGTGTAATCTTTGTGGCCGTCCGGTTTCCAGCGGCTCTGGGCGTCCACCACCCATTGCGTCGGGATGACCTGGAAGTCAGCATCCGACCGCATCGCCATGAAGTTGCCGTCACGAACCGCCGATCGCAGCGGCTCGGGCAACCCGTCGAGATTGGCCTGGTATCCCGTGTTGATCAGGAACGGATTATCCGCCAGCGCCGCGGGAATGAACGTCCGCGACATCGGCGTCAGCTTGCGCCCGTCCATCTCGATCGGCGTCGAATCCGGCACTTCAAGGTCCGAACCATCCGGCGCGGTGACGAACCACCTCAACTCGCCGTGCTTGGCCGGTTTGTGATAGGTGATATCCAGCCAGGGCCGGAACATCCCGATAATCCAGTCACCGTCCGCATTCAGCGGCGGGTTGCTGCCGAGAATGGCCCGAACCCGCTGGCCTTCCGCCGTCGAGCGCAGCCAGCCCAGATGAAACCTAATCTGACTTTCAAGAAACTGCGTCGCCTCGTCGAAATATTTGAAGTCGAAGGCGTGACCCTGCCAGTCTTCCTCGTCGCCGGCATGCTGATTGCCCGCAAACTGGATATACCGATCCCCGGTGCGCAACAAAGGTGGCGGCGAGCCGTTGAATCCGTCTCTGGATCCGTTGATCGTGATCGCGCGCTCTGTCAGCGCCGAAAGGTTGGCATATTTGCGCCGCAGGATAAGCGATCGTTGGTGCGCTGTGAACGCCAGGCCAAGCCCTAGATCGGATTTCCCGCCGCCGCCCTGCCCGCCGTAGAGCAGAACGTCAGCCTTGCAGAAGTAAGCGTCGGTCTGCGGCCCCGGATTCGGTATCCATTTCATGCCTTTGGTGGCAGAAACGGCGAGATCGACGATTGATTTCTTGTCTTCTGGTTTCAAAGCCCCGATATCGGCCAGCAACTCATCGAGCAACGTCAATTGATCTGCGGCTTCTCCTGCCGCGCCTTCGCAAGGGTGAACGCGATGCGCCGGCCGGCCTCTGCCTCGGTCAGGTCGATGACTTCCATCGGGCCGCCATCCTTGCCGGTATGCTCAACCGCTTGTCGAGCTTTGCCATAGCCCCGATCGATGATCGAGTTGGCCGCGGACACCCTTGCAGCATCGCTTTCGCTTTTCTGCGCCACACTCACCAGGACGTTCAGAGCCGTTTCCGTGTGCGTGCGCGCCAATTCCTCAAGCGTAGCCTTCTGTTCCAGCGTGGCCTTGTCCTTGACGCCCTTCTTGCGTCCGGCGCCAGGCCGCTTACCGCCGCGCTTGTGGGTTTGATTTTCCATTGAAATAATTCAACGCCTTTGATTCCCGAACGCCAGACTATCTTCCAGCAATTTCACGGCCCAGTTGATCGTCGCGTTGTCCGAGGTCCCGGTTTCCTTGGCGAATTGCTTGGCCTGCTGGACGAAGGGATGCTCTGAAGCTTCCTGCCGTTGCATCTTCTGCTGGGACAATCGACGCTCCAATGAAAAACCCGCCAAGGATTTCTCCCGGCGGGTTCCAGTGCAAATCAGTGCACCATGACTAGAACATGCAGTTTGCCGGACCGGTCCGTCAAGGGGTGGCGAACCCGTAAACCACAGCTAGTGTTTCCAGACATTCGCGGAAGCGCATGCCGAAGTATTTCTCCCAGCGCTCGCCATTCAGTCCACGAGACCGGGCGGTCATGCTGACCGTGCTGCCTTTGATTAGAACGTCGTGGGTGATGGCTGATCCATCGGCGCCCAACTTGATCTCGGCCTTGTTCAAACGCAGCACGGCCTTGCGCTGTTGTTCGGTGATGGGCTCGGGAAGCCGGCCTCCATCCACATATTCTTTTGACGGGTCGATGGCCTGCGGGCCGCGCTCCGCGGTTTCGAAGTCGTGCTGAAACGCCCGCCCGCCCTGATATTGGGCCTCGTCGATCTGGCCGCGGTCGTGGAGCCTCGCCAAGGGGTCATCTCGCATCGATCGAAACGCCATGATCTTGTCACCTGGGTCCAATGCCATTGGGTCGTCGATCTCGATTACGGCCACCTGGGCATTGCGAAGCAGGTCCGTCGACCGGCGGTCATGAACAGCCGTCGCCGGATTGTATGGCTTTCCACGCCGTCTCACGGTCTTCCCCACGTTCATTGCCCCTTCTGCGATCGAGATTCCCAAGCGTCCAGTGAAACCCAAATTCCGCGCCGGCCATCGGATGAACTGCCGTATTTCCAAAACGGCTTCTCTGCCGTCTCGGCCCATTTGACCAAACTGGAATAGCGGGTATGGCCTTCTGGAACAAAAATGCGAGCCCATGAACCATCAGGAAGATCGCGCGCTGTCGGGGATGGCAGGCGATTAAGCACCAACGGCTTGATCTTCCGGAGCCTTTCGAGATGCAACTTATGATCCTCGCAGGCCTCCAGAACTTCGCTGATCGTCGGGGGCCATTTCGAACGGCGCTGAATGCCGGTCCGCGGATCGGTGACGTAGATCACCACCTCGTCCGGAAATTGCTCCAGGATCGCACCCAGCGACATCATGAAGCCCTCGGCGTCGGCGTATTGGTCAGCCCGATATGCGGAGAAGAGGATTTTCTGGCAGCGCAAAATCAGTGCCTGCCTCTGCTTCGAGGGCGGCAAGCTGGCGGTCGATTGCTGCGATAAGGCTGCTTCCGGAATTGGCCGGAGATGTTCCATGTTTCACCGTGAGTTTGTCTGCGGGTTTAATTTCGACAATCGGGAGCGGCGCTTGCCGTTTGGCAAACGCGGTCGCGAAACATTTTTCGTGGTACGAAAGGGGCTTGTCAGGGCCGATCTTGCGGGCCTCAGTGCCGATCAGATCGGCCGTCCAGCCAGCCCGCTCCCATTCGATCGCGCGCCAATCGGTTCCCGCAAATTCTGGAGTAACCTCCAACGGTCCGTTGAAGCCAAGAGCTTTCCAGAAAGCGTTCGCCAAAACCTTCGAGCCATCGGTGAAGCTGCTCGCGCCCGCGCTTCCTATCCTATCAACTTCTGTAGTCTGTTCTGTATCTGGTCGTTCGAGCGTCACGGTCGCGTCACGGTCGTCACGCTTCCTGTCACGGTATTTCTTCGCCCGTGACGCCGCTGTCGGGTCTACCGTGTCGGTCTTGTATTGGCGCTCATCCCAGTTGTGCGGGCGGAACACGTCGCCGTCCCGGTCAATCAGCCCGGCGCCGACGAGAAGTGTGATCCACTCTCCTACTTTCGAGGGCTTCAGGCGAAGCCGCAGGGCAATATCGCCAGCCGGAGGCAACACACCGCCGTTTGCCGAGGCAATGCACTGCAAAGTGAACCAGGCGCGATGCATGGCATCCGAGAGCCTTAATAGTTTTGGGTGATCTATCGACCCGTCATATGCTCGCCACCAATGCTCGGCCATCAGACATGCGTCCAAGTCTGGTTTTTGACGACAAAAACAATCGTGGATTTGCAAACGCCAAATCTAGCGGCTAGGTCTTTACGTGATGCGGCCCCTGCAAGGCGCCTGATCTCCCTCACAGCCTCGTCAGTCAGCTTTGCGCAGCCCTGGCGTTCCCCGCGGGCCACCGTACCGTGGCGGATGGAATCTTCGCTATTCTGCTTCGCCGTACCGTAATAAAGATTCCAGTCAGAGCAATTCAACTTATTGCCGTCGCCATGAAGAACGAGAAGACCCTCAGGTTTAGGCCCCAAGAACTCGTTTGCGACCAGCATGTGAGGATATTTCTGATGGGAAACCCCAGCCCTCGAAAGAGTGACCTGCAAATACCCGTTGGATGCAACGGATGAGCAAAGTACTCTTCCCCGATAAAGAGACACCACCGGTCCCCATCGGTTGGTTGAGCGTACGAGGTGGTCGAGAGACTGAATACGACCGTGATTACTCACCTCGTAAATACGCTCAAAGTCTTGGATCGGTTTCCATATCTCGGGAGTGGTCATTTAGATCATTCCCAATGCAAGGAGATAAGTCTCTAAGATTTGCTCCGCCTCGGCGCGCTCGTTGGCGTCCTGCTTGCGCATACGGACGATCGTGCGGAGCGCCTTCACGTCCATGCCATTACCTTTGCTTTCGGCATAGATGTCCCGAATATCATCACTGATTGTCTTTTTCTCCTCTTCAAGCCGCTCTATGCGCTCGATGATCGCCTTGAGCTGATCCTTGGAGAATTTGGTGGCCGGCGATTCCTGTAGGACCGCCGTGTTATGCCCGATGCTCGGCTCGCTCATTTTCTGCGCTCTCGGTTGGGGGACTGGGAACGCGGTTATGTCCGGCAAAGAACGCGCCGTCCTTATTGGCTCTAAATCTCATGTACGCGGCGTGCGCCTCGGCCGCAGTGTCAAAAAGTCCCAAGTAGAATCTCTGCCCCCTAAACTTCGGAACAGAAGAAAACTTGCCGCTCAAAGCGACAACGCCGCGGAATCCGGTTTTGTTAAAGCGGGGCGTATGGAAGTTGACCGAGTTGTCACTGGAGGAGGCTTCGCGGAGATTGGCTATCCTGTTATTTTGGGAGTTCCCGTCGATATGATCGATAAGGCCGGCAGGCCAGCATCCATGGACATACAACCATGCGAGCCTATGGGCCTTGAAACCATTACGCTTACCGATGCCGATCGAGATATACCCTAACGAACAAGGCGTTCCGGCAGGAGTGCCGGCCTTCCATCCCGTTTTCCAAGTGAAAACGCCAGTGCCAGGATTGTATTCCAATTTCTCAATAAGCTGCGCTTGGGTGAGATTGTCCTTAAATTTCACGACGCTTCCTTCACGGCTTCCCGGTGATGTACAAAAGCCTCACGCAGCGCGAGTGACGCGCCATCGCAGATGATGTTGGCCAAATGGGCCTTGGAGATCTCGATGCTCTGGATGCCCTCCTTTCCTTCCTCCTGGAAATTGAGGATGAAACGGTTAGGGGCTGGGCTGGTGAGATAGGCGATGCGGGCGATCATGCTGCGGCCTCGTCGAATTTATCGGTTTGATTGCCCCAGACATCCCAGCCGGCGCGCGGCGCGCGAGCGAACAGTTCAAGATAGGGACCGGCAACAAGGCGCTGAATACGGTCATGAACACAATCCGGCTTGCGGCTATGCTCTCGCCGCGGTTCGATGATGCCTTGGCGCACTCCCGCGTCTAAACGCTTGGGCTTGCCCCGCGTGGCCAGCAAACAGGGCTCTGTGTTCGACCGAGTCCAATATCCCATGCCCATAGAAGCATCGGCATCGTCGCGGAAAATATCGATTTGCTGAGTGTTGGCTTTCATCCAGTCAAAGGCGCTGGTTTTGTAAGTAAAACCCCATGCGCTCACGAGCCAAAGTGCTGACTTAAGGTGCGGCCAAGTTGACCAGCAAAATAGAACGCAATCCTTGGCGGCCAAATCCAGGATGGGCAGGCGAACCATCTGCTGAACACCCATAACACCGTAATGCTGTGACGCAGAACGGTCATCGCCCTTCTCGGACCAAGCCTCGAATTGCCACGGCGGATCGACAAGGATCGCTCCATAATGGTTACGTTTGAGATTGGGAAACGGATCGCTCATGCGGCGCGGTTCTCCCGCCGGTCTGCCCTGTTCTGCATCGCAATGGCGAGAGCGATCTTTAGGGCTTTCCGTTCAAGACGAATCCGATTCCAAGTGTTCGGGCTCGCGGTTTTCAATTCCCGGTCCTTGCAGGCAATCTGGATCTTCAGTTTGCGTATGTTGAATGTCATGCTGCCTCCCTGATTTTCCGCGTGAGATTTTCGACATGCGCGGCGATCTTCTCGTCGCTGATGATCAGTTTCCTAATCTTGTCAACGGCATATATTCCGACCGAGTGATCGTAATATCCAAAGCGCTTCGCGATGAACGGATACGACTTCGAAGTCAGTAGCTTGCAGAGATAGAACCCGATATGGCGGGGCAGGATCAGGTCTTTCGTGCGACGATCGGACATCAGATCCATTCGGGTCAGCCCGAAATAGCTGGCGACCGCGCGCATGACATCTTCCACGCGGGGACAAAATTCGACCGGAATGATGGGATCGAGTTCTTCGACGATGTGAAACCACGGCTCTTTCGGCGCCGGGAGTTCCGCGATCGGCTCGGACGTGACCAGCTTGATCGGGATTGGCGCGTTGAACTTCTCGCGCCTCTGCCTGCGAAGAGCTATTCGCTCCTCTCTCGGCATTGTCAGGTATGGATCATCCTGAAGAAGATTGGCGATGGCACCCATTCCGCGTGGTGGGTCGATATTATGAACGTGTGTACTGGTGTCGTGACTCATTCAGATCCTCACAAAAGCTTCCACGCTATCTGGATTTTAAGTTTCAGTTTCTTCCATAAAGCCTTCAGTAACCGCATCGATTTCTCCCTTGATGAGACGTAAACGTAGCTCATCATTTCGGTTTTCTTGTTCGACGCGATTACAAAGATTTTCGTAATTTGCCCTGATATTCTGGAACAATGTAATTCGAGGCTCTTTGACCTCTTCCGATTTGGCGATGAACTTCTGAATCCAGGATGCCGATGTTCCGACGCTCTGGGCGACGATTTCATATGCCAGCGTTTTCGAGCCGGTCCGCCGCTGTTCTCTGTCAACCAGCGCGCCCAAGGCACTGCGGGTAAGTGAATTTAACGCGGTGGCACTCATCTGCGATTTCCTGTTTTTCTTAAACAGCACTTTGTTTTTTCCTTCATGCATGTTGCGGACATGAAGGAAGACAAACTTACTCAAGACAACGAATCCTTGACCTTTACCCAGCTTGGCTTGGCAGCAGCGCTGGTGGTCAACCGAATGCGAAACGCGCAGGCGATGCGCGAGCTAAACGACGACATCCACTCCGTGAATTTCCTTGAAAGCGCGAGCGTAAGCGGCCCCTGCCTCGGCGGGGTCGTCATAACTACCGAGGTGGATGCTGCGACCAACATGGTTGATGGCCGCTCGCCAAGGCTTCCCCTCTTTGACACGACGCACACCCTTAAATCCGGACGTGTTGCGATGATCGCTTCCCCGGTTGGCTTGATTAACCATGGAGGAAACGTCACGAAGATTGCAGAGGCGGTTATCCAGTCCGTTGCGATTGATGTGATCAATCATTCCGGAGGGCCATACGCCATACACGTGCAGCCAAATAATCCTATGAGAAAGATACATTTTGCCGAAGATTCCGATTTGGTAATAGGTACCATCCCAGAGACTACCAGCGGGCTTATCGATGGAGCGCCCACGCCCACGCTTCTTCCGCCACAACTCGCCAGTGTCGGCGATGTAGTCCAATTCGGACCTGACTTCTTCAGCGGTGATCATCAATCAGGACCCACAAAAGACGAGCAAGAACAGCGCCAGCGGGATACTGGCAGCAGTGATAAGGATGAGAAGCGCGCCGAAGACCACAGAGAGGCAGTCGATCACCGCTTGAAGGAATTGCGAGCGTTTGAACGGAAGGCTGCCGGGATTAAGAATGGATCGGGCCGGTAGCGGCGGAATGTAGAGATCGCGCGGCGTATCAGCGCGGTAACGTGCGAGCGGGTGCTTGCCCCCGAGGCTCGCTCGCACGTTCGAGATTCCAAAATGACGTGCTGTCATGCGAGCCTCGAATAAATTGCGGCGGCCGACGCAGGACCGGGGGCGGGATTCGCGTCAACCGCCGCTTCGCCATGAGGATGCTTTCCAATGGCGAAACTTGTTGCAAATATCATGACTGATACCTCCGATATGAAGGCATTCCAGGATGAAGCCGGCGCCATTCGCGTTCATCCAGCCAGCGGAAGGCGTAGCGAATGACGACCCGATCGAAGAAGTAAACGATCGGGAGGGTGAAGAGGATCAGGAGGGCTGTGATCATGCGATACCCGCCTTTTCGGCTACGACGACACCGCGTTTCAATCGCGTCGCACGGTTCTTGCGGGAGCGCAGATTTTCAACGGGCTGCAGACGCGCGCGGAGAGACTTGATCCCGCCGCTGCTAATTACTTCGTCAACTGCCCTCAACACTTCGCGAGAAGGAAAAAACCATTCGCCGTGCGAATGATCTGCGGCCAAGCATTCGTGCAAAAATTGTTCGTCGGCCCAGCTTCCGGCAATTGTTCCAATAATCTCAAGTTCAAAAGGAGACCACGTTCTAAATTCGTCGATCCGGCGCTGCGGATTTTCCGAGAGCCCAATTTTGATCGGGCCTACAAGGCCGACAGGCTTGATAAAATAAACAACGAACCGATCGCGGAAGTTCATACCGCCGACTCCCGTTCGGAAGTCGCCGGCTCATCAGGAAAGGACTGAAAAAACCAGCTATCGCTCCATGGCAGACCGCGCTTGATGGCCTCACTGCGAATGAGTTCCATCGCCTTGCGGCTCGGCTCTGAATTCTCCATTTCCGTCTGTTCCCAACGAGATACAGTCGGCTGGCTGACACCGGCGATCCCTGCGAAGGGCGCCTGCTCCAGCTTGAAAACCTTGGTTCTGATGTATTCGACGGCGTTCATAGGCGTATACATGCGCATATGAATAGATGGCTGTCAAGCCCTTATGCGCCCGTGTATTTGTTCGTTGCGATGCGGGAGTGCATAATTTGTGGATGGTCCTAGATGTCGATTATCAGGCCGTTGTTCAGGCCATTAAAGACAAAACCGGCGAAAACCAGGCGGAATTAGCCGCCAGGTTCGGGGTTTCACAGCCGACTGTATCGCGCTGGCTCGGTGGGACACCCCCGGAACTTCATCACGCTACAGTCATTGACCGTGTTGCTCGCGATTTACGACTTGGTAAGCGTAAGTCTGGGGCTAATATGACAACGGTTCCGATCGTGGGATACGTTGGGGCCCGGGGAACCATATCCTTTGATGAAGGACAGGGGCCCTTTGGGGACGCGGATATGCCGCCTAAAGACGGTAATTCATCGCTTGTGGCCGTGACCGTTAGGGGCGACAGTATGTCGGGTACCCTTGAGGATGGCTGGACGGTCTATTATGACAATCGAAAAGACCCTCCCGACGAAAGTCTACATGCCAAGTTGTGTATCGTAGGGCTGGTAGACGGCCGTGTATTGATCAAAAAATTGTACCCTGGCCGGAAGCGCGATCACTACGACCTGCACTCAGTGAACGCCCCTGCCCTTTTAGACCAGCATGTGACTTGGGCGGCTAGAATCACCTGGATCGCCACAGCCTGATTTGCGCATAAACGCATAAAATCCGGTCTCCGACCCGGTTCCCCGAAAAAATATCATATTTTTATTCACATGTGTATTGACGACGGTCTATTCTTATGCGCATATGGATGCATCAGATCGAACCGATCGATGGAGCCTCCGATGCGCACCCAGCCAGCCCAAGTCATCCACGCCTTCGTCGGCCCGACAGAGCTGCCTGTTGCTGAGTTCGATTTTTACGCGCGCTACTGCGAAATGTTCGGCGCGACCTATGGCGCGGACAAGTGCCCGACGCGCGAACAATGGGATGCCGCATGCAAGAAGCCGCGATCTCGTCGCCTGAGCGACGCTGAGTTCGATGACAATCAAGAGAGCATCCAGAACGGCGGTCGGGAGATCTACGGATGAGCAAGATGGCCGAACTCGATATGGGTCGCCAGACCTTGGAGCAAATCACCTCGGCGATGCCGCAGCGTTGCGCCGTGGCTCAACTTATCGGGTGCTGCGAATCCATCGTGGCCTCCGGAAGATTGACTGAACCAGCAGAACAGTCGCTTCGCCTTCTCATTGCCAGCGCTCTATCGGCTTTCAACATGCAGCATCACCAATTCGAGCGCGATCAACGCGCGGTTCACGCCATCATGGGAGCGGCAAATGACTTTAGTTGAATGGGATCAGACTGTCGGCAAAAACCTTCAGTTCATCGAAGCTGGCGCCGAAATGGCTGCGCGCCATGCTCGCATGCTGCCCTTCAAGCCCGCATTCGAAACCAAGGCAAAGGAGGAGTTAACCGCAGCTCGTAAGGTTTTGGAATCTGCGCTTGGTTCAATCCTCGCCGCCGAAGCTGTTTACGAAGCGAAGCCGATAGGGAACGAGTCGTGAGCTTTTCAGACGACACCAAAATCGCTTTGGCAGCCAAGCTCTCGCCCAGCAGCGTCAAGTCACGCCAGCAGGGCGGCAGCAAGGTCTCCTATATCGAAGGCTGGCACGTCATCGCGGAGGCCAATCGGATCTTCGGGTTCGATAATTGGACCCGCGAGACGCTGGATATCAAATGCGTGTCTGAGCGCGAGCGCGAGATCGGCCAACAGAAGCATCCAGGTTGGGGCGTAAGTTATCTCTGCAAGGTACGTATCATCGTCGATGGTGTGGCGCGCGAAGGCTGCGGAGCGGGTCACGGCATCGACCGCGATCTTGGGCAGGCGCACGAAAGTGCAATCAAGGAAGCCGAAACCGACGCAATGAAGCGCGCGTTCATGACCTTTGGAAACCCGTTCGGCCTCGCTCTTTACGACAAGACGCAATCCAACGTCGGCGACGATACCGACGAAAGCCGCTTTCGTTTCATTTCCGCGTGTTCCGAGAAGATCAAGTCATTCTCCGACCCCATGGCTCTTCGCGCATGGTGGGGCTCAGACGTTGAGAAGGCCGCGCGCCGCGATTTCGAATTGAGCAAGGATGAGATCGACGGGCTGCTTGCCGAGATCAAAAAGCGCCTCGAAACCCTTGAAGGCAAGAAGGCCGCATAAATGACCCCCGCAGAACACGCCCGCGACAACGCTCTCCATTGTGAAATGGTTCTCTATGCCTATCGAAAAAACAAAGATGGTGTTGTCGTGAGCTTCGTCGTGCATCCGAATGATATGCCTGCGGCGTTGGCGACAGCCCCTATCGGAGCCCGATTTATTTCTGCTCTTGTGCAAATTGGTGATGACGAACTTCCGGTTCAACAGCCAGCAAAGGAGAGACGCCCCGCGACGCTCCAGCCAGCGAACCCCCGCCCGGCTGGAGCGAAACGCGACTGGCGTGACATTCAGCCGGCTGCACAAGCGGGCATTCGATGTGCCGATCCGACGTTTCGCGCGTTCCTGAGGGAAGTGAAGAAGTACGGCCATTGTGATGAGCAGGACGCTGCCGTTGTGGTGCGCGATATTTGCGGCGTGAACTCTCGCGTTGAACTCGGAACGAACCAGAAAGCCCGCGTCATCTGGCATCAGCTTGATGAACAGTTTCAAGCATGGAAGGCGCTTGAACATGCGTAGCGTCCCCGAGTGGATTGGTAAAAGCCACAATACGCCGATCCCGCCGCGCGTGAAGCTGCGCATTTTCGAGCGCGACAAAGGCCGCTGCCATATCTCAGGTCGGCTCATCCGCGCTGGCGAGAAATGGGATGCAGATCACATCGTCGCACTGTGCAACGGCGGGGAACATCGCGAAAGCAATTTAGCTCCGGCATTGTCTAAGCCGCACCGGGAAAAGACCGCTGAGGATGTTGCCGAGAAGGCCAACGTCTATCGCAAGCGATCAAAACACCTCGGACTGCGACCAACACGCCAGAAGATTAAGTCAGCACCATTTCGCAAGGCACCAGCTCAGAAATCAGCATCAAGGCCGATCGAGAGGATTCGTCCATGACCATTGCGATGTTCATGTTGGCGACATGCGTTAGGACGCCGGGCCTTCTGTGGATGACGGCGATGGTTTGCGACACCGTTATCGTGGTGACTTTTATCGCTCTTCATAAAGCTTGATCGAGGGAAATTCCATGACCGCCCCACATAACCAGTGTCAGCAAACCACCGTGGAGGCAGTGCGGAACGCGCTAGAGGAATGCGCTAACCGCTGCCGCTATGATGGTGATCTTTTCCATGACCAACGCAATGAGCTGCGTCGAGACGCTTCCTGGAAAGCTGCTGACATGGCTAGGGACGCGCTCGCAGCTCTCCCCGCCGTCACGACGGAAGGGGAGCCGGTAGCGTGGCAGTGGAGAACGCTGCCTAAGTTCAGTGAAGACGCGGCCGACCAGGAATGGTCGCTGACGTTGACCGCGCCAGATTTCATAAATCCACATCATCATGAAGTTGAACCACTCTATCGCGCCCTCCCGGCATCAAAGGCCGCGGGGGATGACGTTGAAGCCGAACGGATTGGCGACGTTAACAGCGCCTTGGACAGAGCGGCATTCGCGGCAGCGTGGAATGCTTTTCAAAATACTCCGATCGATCTTGTTGCGGATTCCGATGACGAAACCTGCCGTTGCGTCCATAACGCCATAGCGGCTTATTTGGCTATCCTTCCGGCCTCCGTTGACGGGCGCGATGCGGTGATTGAGGCGTGCGACCTGTTGGCAGAGCGCAAGTATGGAAACCCGGCACGATCTCCAGGTCATAACGCTCGCTTGGTTCTCGAACGCGCCCTCTCCCATCCCGCAACTGACGATGCGGCGAGGCTGGAGGAGAAGGTCGCCGACGAAATTATAGGGCAGATCGAGGAGCGTTTCCCGAACTGGAGATCGTATCGCGACCTGATCGATTGCATTGATTGCACCCTCCATGCTTTGCGCGGAGGTCGTTGATGAGTAGTCGCCAGCTTGATATCGGATCACGAAATCCTCGCCTGCAATGTGGCGAATGCGGGCGCTGGATGCGCCTTCACGGCACAGACAAAGACGGCAAAGCCATCCAGCGATTTTATGGCGGTTGCGGGGTCACCGAAGGCGACCATCCCTCCGGAGGCGACGTGTGCTCCGGATGCTGCCCGACAAAATGTAAGGAACGCATCGCCGCCGGCCTCGATAGCGGGAGGAAGGCGTAATGGTCTCGCACAGCTATCCTGTGACCACTGGGCAGCGACATAGTGTCAACAGCATCCCGGATGCCGAATTGCTGCGCCGCGGCGTACAGCAATCGCGCTCCCGCAATTGCCGCAAGGGCCAAAAGCATGCCCGCTGGGAAGCTGTCATGGACAGTTTCCTGCTCGGCTCATCATTCGCGGTGGAGCTTTGCCGCCGCTTCGACCTTGATCCAGACGAATTGGTGGCGCGATGACCGATCCTCATTGGGTGAAAATTCTCGCCGACAACTGGCGCGGCCGTAACGGCAATTCGACAACTGGCGATTCCGTTCGCAATTCTTGCGCTGACGAGCTTGAGAGGGTCGCGGCTAAAAATGGCATCCTCGGTGTTGCCCAAGGCAAGCAGGACTGCGGCAAGCCTGTCGCGACGTGGCTGTGGGCTTGCACCGGTTGCGGCTCGCAAATGACGATGGACCAGATCAAGGGCGAGCATCCGAATGCTTTGTGTTGTTGCCCCGAGCGCCGCATGGCCCCGCTGCCATCGACAGGCTGCGGGGGTGGCAAATGACCCTCCTTAGCAGCAAAGTGCAAAATCTATTTCGCCAGTATCCCGCTGAATTTTTGCAAGAATATCGCGGCTGTTCAGATCTGGACTGCATCCCCGGCTGCAATATCAGCAATGCTCATTGCGAACGGATCGCCATCGCTTACGCAAGCTGGCAGGCTGAGCAGGCTTCCTCGATCCCTCCGGCAGAGCACGGAATCCTATGACCGCCGCGCCCGCCTTTTCAGCTCCCGCTCGATGGCTTCTCGGATCAGATCTAGTCGAGTTTCCCCGTCGCCGAGTGAACCGTCGATTTCGGTCACCGTTTCCGATTTCAGCGGTAGCAGAATCCGTTCGTCCCAAACTTTTTTACGTCCCATGGCTCTTTTTCGTATATATGTTATTGACACTGGAAAACATATATACGATATTGGGGACATCAGCAAGGGGGATGCAAAATGACCAGCAACAATGCTCCGAAATGCGAGTGGTTTAGGTTCGAGATGGTTTGCGGGACTGTTCGTCAGAAGCTTTACGTCGATGGGCGAGAGACGCCATGGTTTGTCAACAGTGCAGATCGCCGCGCTCATTATTCCTACGGGCATAAGCACGGTCTTTGGGGTGCTGGCATGAGCGAGCCCCA